CGGAAGAACATGCCAGCCATGCCCTGCGTACCATTCAGCCGCTGGGCCAAGTCTGCCGTCTGCCTTACCCCATTCACTCACTTGGCTACGCTCGTCTCGCGTTGGAGAGATTCAATCCAAGTAAGTGCGTCTTCAAACAAAATATAGACTCTGTCTCTTCCCGTCTCAGTCTTTGTTTTTATCGCTGGCAGTTGACCGCTAGCTACTGCTCGTGCAACAACCCGAGCGGGTATCCCGAGCATCATTGCAACCCGTCGGATACTGAGTCTTTTTCCTATGTCTGTGTTTTGCATTATTGAAATGTCCGTCTGGGAGAAAGCTAATTTGTGACATTTGTGAAATTTGTAACCAGGTTACTATAACAAACTACTTGCTCTCTAACCGAATTCTCAGAATTTTTTTAAGCAAAAGATACGAACAATCCCTGGGACTAAAACTATATCACAGTAGACCGAGGTTGTGTTGCATATGATACAATACATTTAACAGTATGTGATACCGTTACATTCTCTAAACATAAGACATGGAGGCACCGTGGGCTCACTGTTCGATGACATTAAAAAGTCACATTCAAGAAAAGGTACTAAGTCTCGCATCGCTGAGATTTTAGAAGCCTTGCCAGCAGATGAAAGAAAAGACCTGCTTAAGGCACTTGACGATCATTCAATTCCAGCTTCTAATATCACAAAAGCACTGGAAAAGCGCGGTTTCAAGCTCGCTGGAAACGTAATCAGTAGATATCGCCGCGGCGAACTAACAACGGAGATCAAATGAGTCTGTCAGACGATATTGCAGCACAAGACGAAATATCGGAACTGCGTAAAGCACTAAAGCGAGCGCAACAGGCTGAGTATAAAGCAAAGCGCGCAAACGAGATCATCACTGAAGCGGTGTACGCCGCTGCACGAGAAGCCGCAATTGCGTCTGGAAAAGGTAAGCCGCTAGCCGCACCTAAAGTTGCAAAGGATACTCGTAAAGGAAAAGCCGAAGTTGCGCTGATTCATCCGACTGACTGGCAGCTCGGGAAGAAAACTTCAGGATATAACATTGAAAAATGTTCAAGCCGCATGGAGCAGTTTACTCAGAAGGTTATGGAGCTAACAACCCTCCAGAGAACTCACCACCCAGTCCGTGAGTGCACCATTATGTTTGGTGGAGACATGGTCGAAGGAATCACCATCTTCCCGGGTCAAGCTTGGGAGGTTGAAGCACATCTTTTTGAACAGTTGTTTGAGACCGTCCGCATTGAGGAAATGATTGTTCGTACCCTTGCTGGATTCTTTGAAAAAGTCAACGTTGTATGTGAGTATGGAAACCACGGTCGTCTTGGCCGCAAAGGAGAACTGCCAGCAAATGACAATATTGACGCGATCAGCTACCGCATTGCGTCAGAAAGAACTGCTGATCTTAAGAACGTGACATGGCAGATGTCGCCTGACTGGTACCAAATTGTAACAATTGGAAACTACAAGGCTCTACTTGTACATGGTGACGAGATCAAGTCGTTTGGTGGAAACACTCCTGCCTTTGGCATCTTGCGTAAGTGCAATGCCTGGGCAACAGGAGTGGTTCCCGAGTTCCAGGACGTGTACATGGGACATTTCCATACGCCGATGTCGCTGACAATGGCAAACGGCGGCCGCATTTTCGTAACAGGTTCTCCCGAGTCTGAAAGCGTATACGCCGCAGAATTTATTGCCGCAAAGGGCAAGCCTTCACAGCGCCTTCACTTTATTGACCCGGATAAAGGCCGAGTTTCAGCAGAATACGTAGTTTGGCTGGACTAGTCCAACTATCTATACCGCATTTCTTTGATAAAATTGCGGTGTAGCATAGACTGGAGATGCGGTGACCTGGCCAAACGATGTAATCACAAGGACCGTAACCTCAACGTATCTAACTGGCTCCGGAACACCTGCTAAAGGTAGAGTTACCTTTACACCGACCACCAGAGTAGTCGACGAAGATGACGCCGTCGTGATCGAAGACACCCTAGTGGCAACACTAGATATCAACGGCTCCTTTGAGATTGAACTGCCGACTACAGACAATTTACTTCTTTCTCCACAAGGCTGGGCGTACCAGGTTAGCGTCCGTCTTTACGGCGTAAAACCTCAGAAATTCTTTGCAGTGCTACCGTATGGCGACGGCTCTCCTGTAGATCTGCAGGCAGACATCAGTGCAACGCCTTCTTCGTCAGTTGCTGAAGCAGTTGGCGCCTACGCAGTTCGCGGACCTATCGGCCCAAGAGGGCCTGGAGTACTAATTGACGACGGCGAGCCGTCTGACTCAGTCGGGTTTGACGGTGACATCTACATCAACAGCCAAAATGGAAACTATTACGGACCAAAGGCAAACGGAGCCTGGCCAGAAAGTCCGGCTTACTCAATTTCTGGGTCATCTCGTCACGTTCACACTCAGTCGTCTCCATCGTCTACGTGGAGCATTACTCACGCGCTCGGCGGGTACCCGTCTGTCATGGTAGTTGACTCTGCTAAAACTGTCGTTATCGGCGAAGTGATCTATAATAGTACTAGTTCAGTGACCGTTGCGTTTAGTGCTCCGTTCTCTGGGTACGCGTATCTAACATAACCGGCAAACAAAAAAGGTAGCTAAAATGGCAACTAAGTTTCTGACTAACCTTGATCTTACTCAGAATCAAATTCTGAACGGTCGATTTGAAGTTCTTGCATCTGACCCATCATCAGATAACTTTGAAGGCCGAATGATCTACAACTCGACCGAGGACACAATTAAGGTGTACTCAGGTTCCGCGTGGAGAAAGATGTTGCACAGCGTAACATCAGGCGGCACGTACTCAAGCTATCTGTCAGTTAGCGAAAGCAACGGCACAGTTACACTAACAATTAGCGGCACGTCTGAAGCGACAGCAACCAGCATCGTCGCGCGTGACTCAAACTCGCAGATTAAGGTAGCCGCAACACCGACAGACAACGCCCATGCCGCATCGAAAGGCTACGTTGACTCGGCAATTTCCGGAGCGACGGTTAGCACAGAAGCCGTTCAGGACATCGTTGCTGGCCAGTTTGTAACTAACGGCTCGCATACTGGAATCACCGCAACCTACGATGACGCTGGTGACGGCGCTATCGACCTTGCTCTTGACTCAAGCGCAAGCCCGACATTCGCTGGATTAAACCTTAACGGTAACCTCGTATTTGAGGGTGCTACTGCGGACGCGTATGAAACAACAGTAACAGTGACTGATCCAACCGCGGACAGAACAATCACTCTGCCTAACGCAAGCGGCACAGTTGCTCTTAGCGGTTCAATCGCTCTTGGCACAGACACCACCGGTAACTACGTAAACGACGTCACCGCTGGCACCGGAGTAACAGTAACGCATACCCCAGGCGAAGGTTCAAGCCCAACAATTGCAATCGGGCAGGCCGTTGCAACAACTGATTCTCCAACGTTTGCTGGTCTTACAATTAACGGTGCAAGCATTACACTTGAAGGTGCAACAGCAGACGCATACGAGACAACGATCACAGTTACCGACCCAACTGCCGACAGAACAATTACAGTTCCAGACGTAGATGGCACCGTTATTACAACAGGTAACCTAAGCGCAATTACATCTCTTGGAACTCTCACGTCTGACATCGTGTTTGAAGGTGCAACAGCAGACGCATACGAGACAACGCTGACTGTCACAGATCCAACAGCGGACCGCACAATCACTCTGCCAAACGTAGACGGCACTGTAATTACGACAGGTAACCTAAGCTCGATTACCTCGGTCGGCACATTGAGCAGCCTTACAATTACAGGCGACCTAACAGTCAACGGTACGACAACAACGATAAACTCAACAACAGTAACTGTTGACGATAAGAACCTCGAGCTTGGTTCTACAGCGACACCGTCAGACGCTGGAGCAGACGGCGGCGGTATCACCCTCAAAGGTACGACCGATAAGACTTTCAGCTGGGTAGACAGTACAGACTCCTGGACATCTTCTGAGCATCTTGATCTTGCATCCGGCAAGGTCTACAAGATTAACGGAACAACAGTTCTTAGTGGGTCTGCTCTTGGCTCTGGAGTTACAAGCTCGAGTCTTACATCGGTTGGCACTATTACATCTGGTGTTTGGAACGGCACAGACATTGCAGTAGCTGACGGCGGCACAGGAGCATCTGACGCCGCAGGAGCCAAGACAAACCTTGGCTTCATGACCCGATACGCAACAAGTATCGGCGACGGCTCAAACACAAGCTATACGGTGACACATAGCATGGGATCACGCGACGTACACGTGCAGATTTACGAAGTTGCTTCACCGTACGCGCAGGTTATCGCTGACGTTGCCGCATCGACAACAAACACAGTTACCGTCGCGTTTGCGTCCGCTCCATCTTCAAATCAGTATAGAGTAGTCGTAATCGGCTAATCAACACAGTTGCCTTGAGGGGCTGCTTATAAAATAGAAAGCGATCGAGGTCGTGGCTCAAAAATTCTTTGTACCAGTCACAATTCAAGACTTGTCTACGTCTGGTTCTGACGCAATCACCGTATTTCTTGATACGGAGTCGTACGCTCGTGTAAAGCTTGAAGCTGGCGGCCGTATTGTCTGGGGCGACGGCGCAGGCGCAGGCGACACTAATCTTTATCGTGACTCAGCAAACGTTCTTAAAACCGACGATGACTTTAAGGTTGGCGGCAAACTTTCAGTAGTTGCCTCTTCTGGTGACGAAGGTGGCGAAATATTCCTTGCTCAAGCGCAAACAAATAGCACATTAAGTGGTGGAGTCACAATTGATGTCTACCAAAACAAGATTCGTTTTTTTGAGCAGGGAGGTGATGCGCGAGGCGCATACATTGACCTAACTGCTGCTGGAAATAGCGCAAGCACGAATCTTCTTTCAGGTGGTGGTGGCGCAACAACACTTGACGGACTGAACGATGTAACCGCACCTAGCCCATCGTCTGGCGATTTTCTAAAGTATAACGGAACCGCATGGGTTAACGATCCAATCAATCTTGGGACAGATACAACTGGTGATTATGTTGCGTCGCTTGTTGCCGGGACAAACGTCGCACTAACAAATAACTCAGGTGAAGGCGCGACTCCAACTGTTACAGTTAGTGGCGCGCTTACAAGTATTGACTCAGTTTCGTCACCAGATTATGTTCAGTTTGACACGTCGGTCGGTTCTCCAGCGTCTACAGAAGGAAAGATGCAGTGGGACTCAGACTTTGGAACACTGTCATTTGGTCTTGAAGGAAACAACAGTCTTCAGCAAATTGGATTTAATCAGTTCGCATATTGCTACAACGCAGACTCAGTAACGCTGACTAAAGGCACGCCTGTCTACATCTTTGGCGGGCAGGGTTCACAGGTGTCAATCAAGCGAGCACTGAACACTAGCGATGCTACGTCAGCAAGAACACTCGGTCTTGTTTCGGAATCTATCGCCTCTGGCGCGTCTGGCTACGTCTGCACTTATGGGGTATTGCAGGGAATTGACACAAGCGCGTATAACGAAGGAGACATTCTCTATCTTGGCGCAACCGCTGGCACGCTTACAACTACTCAACCGTACGCGCCAAATCACTATGTCTTTGTTGGTGTTGTGATTAAGGACGATGTAGGCGGAGAAATCTGGGTGCGCCCGCAAAACGGATACGAACTAGACGAGATTCACAACGTCGATCTTGTTACGACTCCACCCGCATCGGGTGATTTCTTAAAATATAACGGCACACTGTGGGTCAATGACGCGATCAATCTCGGAACAGACACCGTAGGTAACTATGTTTCAGACGTAACTGCTGGGACTGGAGTAACAGTTACCCATACGCCATCTGAAGGCTCCAGTCCAACTATTGCGATTGGCCAAGCAGTCGGAACAGCAAGTAACGTCACGTTCGGCTCTGTTACGTCTACAGGAAACGTTATCAAGCATGTCGACATAAACGCTCAAACAGCGTCATATACATTAGTACTGTCAGACGACGGAAAACTTGTTGAGATGGGTGTTGGTTCAGCAAACACGTTGACTATTCCACCAAACGCAGACGTTGCCTTTCCCGTTGGAACATCTATTGACATTCTTCAGACTGGGTCCGGCAAGACACAGATTGTTGCTGGCTCAGGCGTAACCGCTAATAGCGCGAATGGTTTGTATTTGCGTGCGCAGTGGTCTGCCGTTACTCTTATTAAGCGCGCTACAAACACCTGGGTCGTGTTTGGAGACACCTCAACGTCATGACGTACACAGGATCTTTTGCCGTAGCAGGTAAGGACGAGTTTAGAGCCACAGCGCCTACTGTTACCATTTCTGCAACTACAAATTTTAATCAAAACATTGCTACTTTCAATGGAACTGTAAGTGCAAATGGCGCAACCACAACTACTATTAAGTTTCAGGTAAGCACAGACAATGGAAATACTTGGAATGACGCTACGGGTGGAACAACGATTTCCAACACTTCATCACAAAATGTGTCTGTGTATTACAACGCCACTGGTCTAACAGAAAACACTGGTTACAAAGTTAGGTTAACAGCAACAAACAGTGCTGGTACGTCTACAACCACTGCAACTACTGGCGATTTCGCTACTTGGTCAAAGCAAGTATATGAAAGAACGACATCTGGTGGCACGACCTTTACAATTCCGACTGTCACCCCGACTGGTGGTTCTGCGGTTGCGGTCAGCATTTACGACATCATCATGTTCGGCGGTGGCGCAGGCGGTGGAACTACTGGTGGTGGTGGCGGTGGTGGCTATCAAAATGTTTCTTCACACTCTATGACTGGTTCTCGTAGTATCACAACATCTGTTGGTGGTGGCGGTGCCGCAGGTTCAGGTTCTTCCGCACCAACTGCTGGTGGAAACACAACACTTACTGGTGACTTGACAAGCCTAACCGCAAATGGCGGTGGCGCACCAAATGATTCTACTGGTACTGCTGGTGTATCGGGAAATGGAAATGCTGGTGGTTCAAGTCAGGCTTCTGATGATGGCGACCCTAAAACATTGGACAATTTTGCATATGGCGGCGGTGGTGGCGCTGGTGGTGTAGGTGCGAATGGCACGGCTACAGTTTCGGTAAGCGTTGGAGGTAATGGTGGTACTGGTGTATCAATTACTTCAGGTGGGGTTACCAGAGCAGGTGGTGCTGGCGGCGGCGGTGCCGCATATGTTGGACTAAGCGCAAGTACAAGTGGTTCACAAGGGTCAAACAATTCATACGGTTCAGGCGGTACTGCTGTTGCTAACGGAACAGGAAGTGGCGGTCAGGCTGGTTATATGAGATTCCGGTACGACGCCGCAAGCGCACTCGCATAAGGGGACACATGATTACCGTACAACCATTCAATTTAGAAGTAATCAAAACACACAGATGCTTCTACCTGCTACGCCACATCAGTAACGCAACAGAACTACAGATAGTTCACAACACCCCTGCTGGTCATATAGAAACAGATGTTGTTGATGCGTTCTCTATGCCTAACGGCAGAATCCTTATCGCATGGAAAGACCCACTGAAAATTGGTCCAATGCACAACCTGTCTGTGATAAGTGGAACAACAGTTGAGAATGTCAACCTTGTTCCATTAGAGCGAGTCATTGACATTTATGACAGACCAGTAGATGCACAAACTGGAACTTTTATTTTTACAAACTCAGACATGATTCTTGCTCCATCCCAAGATTGGCGATGTGACAATGGCAAGTTTGGACCTAAACCTTTTCAAGATGTAAAAATAATTGACCAACTTTCAGAAATACTTGTATATGAACCTGTGCTATCGGCAAATGGGGTTGGGCATTTAATCTACATTGAGGGAGTGGCTAAACAAGATGTAGCCAACCAAGAGTTGTCACATGGAGAAATGCCTACAACTGGGCGCACTTTGTGGGAAACCCTCAAACTAATCCGTGAATGGGCAATAGTTAACCAGCCGCCATTTAACAACACCGAAGCAGTCTCTTACAAAGCCAAGACTTTTATTGATGAACTAAAACTTACAGAAGCAGAGCAGGCTGTTATTGACCAGCAAATTCCTATGCAGATAGCCAACTATCTCATGGGTAACACCAACGCCCGTCAACGCCCTGACGGAGTATTGCCAATCACTAATGATGTCAAACAGTTATTGTTTAGCCGTCTTGCATCCTGTTCAGTATCGGCACTGGAATACATGAACCCTGGTATGTGGGATTTGCAGGAACTACTGCGGGTTGAGCAGGAACAACTAATTATTGACGAACAAATCTTTGAAATGTTGAAACAAACATTTGAAGCAGACCGACCCGTTATCGCTATCCAGCATCGTGTGTTCGCTAATAAGCGTTTGATTTTTGATAAGGTGCACACCAGCACACTGTGACTGCTGCCGCCAGTAAGTTACATCTTGCTGCAGATATCTTTGCTTGACATTAAGCGTCTATTTTAGCTAAGACCGCAAAATTCTGCACAATAGTGATACAATATCCACATGGAAGTTGATTCACAAAGAGTTATTGACGATCTGCTTGAGCAAAACAAGCAAATGACATTGCAGTTGGCGATTGCGCGAGGAGTCATCGCGCAACTGCAGGAAGCCTTAGCCGCATATCAATCGGCTGCTGTAGCTGAAGAAAAAACTGCTAAGAAGGCTTAGACTTTTTACGCGAAGCGTGATACGCGTTTACCGCATTTGCGCTTGTTCTACTCTTCCACTCAAATTCGCATTCAGAGCAGATAACTACCTTCATCGTTGTCCATCGACCGCCACCGGGCGCATCTCGTACCTCAACGCTTAATTTGCTAGGTCTTGCCCCGCAATACGGGCAATTTGGAAACCGCTGTCTTCTAATCTCCTGCCCGGTGTGAGAAACGGATAAAGCGCGTCTGATTTCAGTTTCGTCCTTTCCGCCCCAGACACCCCATATCTGTTTGTTGTCCAACGCCCACTTGAGGCACGTTCTTCTAACGGGACAGCTAAAGCACAGATTTTTAGCGTCGTATTTTTCGCTCAGCACGTTTGAAAAGAAAAATGGCTTTATACGCTTATTCGCAGGCTTGCGGCATTCGGCATCTTCGTGCCACGACAGATCGCCAAATTTAGACACTGAAATCGACCCAGGTTACTTCTAAAACCTCGTCTACTTCGTCACCTTCTCGCGTCTCTCCAAGTTCATCACAGACGGCGTAGTCGATGTCTCCGTCGACCAACCCGGCATGTCCATGAGTTACTCGTGCTTTTTGAACAAGCTTAAAGCCGTCTCCAAGCGTTTCTGCGGAACCGTCTCTCTGCAATGCAGAAGCCAGTGCTCTACCGACTATCTCATTTTCAATATCGACGTGTCCCTGCGTAAAAAAGACCGGTTCACTAAAGTCGGCACTAAGACCTTCTCCAGTCCACTCAGACCACAGACACTCGCCGGTTCTTACGTCCCGCATGTTGTATCTAATTGTACACTATCTCGGCGGCTCTCAAGTCACTTACTAGCGCTTATTGCCGATTTTATACCTAACACTTTTCGCCGCCTTGGAGCGGTTCTGAGTGTCTCTCACTGAGGTCTTATGCCGCGTTTACGTACCCGTCTTGATGCGGCCAGAGGTACTCGTAGGTTGCTGGCGCAAACCCAGGATCTTCAGCCCAGCCAAATTGCTTGTACCACTCGTAATTTTTGCAAAGAAGGGCCGTACGGTGCGTAGAGCATAGGTCTGAAAAATACTTGGCATCTGTCATCCATGAAGGCAAAGTAAGTTCTGATGAGATACGCCCGAGCTCAACAGCTTTGTCGTACGTGCGGTATGTCTTCTCAAGCAGTGTTGACTTGTAGCCACGAGCGCGCCACTCAAAGTACGTAGCGGAGATATACGAAACAAGCAACGTCTCATGGCCTCGCCACATTTTGACTACCGGATGACTAGACCAACCTTTTGGCTTACGGTCGTTACCGTCTGGGTCAAGCTCACACATCGTGAGAAGACACTGCCAGGCTTCTAAGGTCTGCTTGTGCAGACGCTTGTTGTCTAGATGCCTAGAGGTTTCTTCGAATGATTCTGTATTAGTTAAAAATGATTGCATTGTCTACCGTCCTGTGTCGTTGACAATATTATATCATTAGCAACTAAGATATCGTGAATCGTTGCGATTACTTTTCGCGAGACGCCTTGTTTGGGTACCAATTCTTCTGTACGAAGCTACGGCTAAATCCTTTATCGGTATTTACCAGCCACTCACGATCTCCAATGAGTTCACCTTGTGGGCCGTTTGGTTCGCCGTTAAGAGCCGCAACTGCCGCGTCACCGATCCACTTCGCGGCCTGCGCCGCAACTGCCTTGCCCCAGGTCGACGCAAGCGCGGAGTAGCCACGAGCGTCTGAAAACTCCCAATCGTCTGGCAGACCTTGAATTCGTGCAGCTTCCCTGTGAGTAATTGTTCTCTGCTCAGTAGGGTGAATAACGTGATCGAGAGCGCTACCGGTCATTACGTTTGCCCATGAGTTTGCGTCCCAGCGGGAAGGCATTGAAAATCCCATGTAGAAATCGTGCTCAAGAATCTTGTCTGCAAGACCTAACCATGTTTGTGGAAAGACTCCGTTGTTAGAGTCTACAGCTTTACGAAGAGCATTGTTGATTGGCATCATAGGCTTCCAGCCGTCGTTGCCAATGACGTCGAAGATCTCTTTAATTCTCGTCGAGTTAACGTTGTTTTTTGCCATATGACCATCAACTAGACCGCTTTGGTTGCGAAGGTCTTTTACAAATTCGGACGCTTCTTTTTTGTATTCCTGCGCGTCCCACGTAATGTCAAGGTTGCTTAGATCTCCAATAACGTCCATCAACGTTGGCATTGTTTCTGGAGCTTCAGCGTGAGCTCCAAACTTCATACCTTTTTCTACAGCCGTCCAGAAGTAGCGTGGGCGATACGAAAATCCACCGACCTGAAGATTGTTCATTTTGACGTGATAGAGATCGTACTCTTTGCCAGAAAGATCTTCAACCATTTTTCTGTACTGGTTCATCACGTCTCGCCCTTGAGTGTATGCCTGCTGCACACATTCAAACACAATCATTTTTGGCTTTACCTTAGCCGCATACCGCATAAATGCGCGCGTATGCTCATGAGCTTTGGCATCAGGGCCACGGTTAGCTGGGCCAGACCAAACAGACCAGCCAGAGCAAGGAGGGCAGCCCATAACGACGTCTGCGTTCATTTCTGGCCAATCTTCTTCGTCGTTAGAAAAATGAGCTGACCAATTATCACCGAGATGCTTTCTATTAAGCTCGGCTACTGGATTGCCAAAGTTCAGCGTCCCAGTTCTAAGAGTCATTTCCATTCCTGAGTTTACAAAGCCGTAGCTCATAAACGCAGCAAGTCCGTTACAGTCAATAAATGTCGGTTTTGACATTGCTTTCACCTACCTAGTCAGTATAGCAGAATATGAATTGTATCATGAGCCCTGCGAAAAGCGGGTCAATTTTTCACCAACTTCGTAGCCGCATGCTCCGTAGCCAGCGATGTCAATCCATGTGTCAGGCTGAAATCCGGATTTATTTGCGTATCTAGCTACCTTTACTCCAACCATCATCATCGCAACGTCTTCTGTAGTAACTTCTATTCCTAGAATTACAGACCAAATCTTCGCGATACGAGTAAAGTTGTCTTCCGGGCCACCGTACTGTTTGTCTCTGTCTCCGGCAATAATACGCGCTGCCTCTTCGAGACATGCTTCTCTTCCGTTCTTTTCTTTACTTGCCATTTTCTTCAATCTTAGTGCGAATGAAGACAGTTGCGTTGTAGACGTAGTCTTTGTTAACCGTCATCTCTTGTTTGATGTCAATTTCAACTCCGGCTGGTAACTCTGCGGCGCTGTCGCCGCTGAACTTTTGCCATGCTTTTTTAGCGTTGTCAATTACGCCGTCAAGCGTGTATCCAGTTGTTTGTAGCTCTATTGCTATTCTCATGATTGTACTTTCTTTTCTAAGATACTCGGTGAGTAGTAAGTTTTCTTTAAAACAGGTTTTTGATCATCTATAGATTTCACGATAAAATCTCCACTTCTTATCTCGATCACTTCGCAGATTCTTCCGTTATGGGACAGACCTAACGAGTGAGAAAACGCGTCATCTTTTACTCTTACAATGTCGCCCACCTTCGTGTTTTGAGCGTGCACTTGAACCCACTCTTCCACTATGGCCTCTTTGCGGGGCAGGCTGCGACGTGACAAGACGTGACGTCGTAATCGTCGAGAGCTCGTGAGCACATCGTGCATTTCATGCCAGGATCTAAAACCTTGTAACCATTCTTTTGGCGATCAGCGTTTTTCTGCATCTTCTTGAGGTACTCTTCATCGAGTTCTTCGTCGGTAGCACCAGCGGCACAAAGAATGTTTGCAACAAAGTGAAGTACGTCTACGCACTCTTTGATGATTTCCTTACGATCAGCATATGGTTCATCATGCTGCCATGGCTTCCATGAGATAGCTTGGCGAACCTCGGCAAGCTCATCGTCGATAGCAAGCATGTTCCAGCGAATATACTCAATTAGTGTATTGAGATCTTCTGGTTCATTGCCATAAAACTTGCTATAGTCTGCGTTGTAGACGTCTGTCTGAAGTTGCTTGGTCTTTTCAAGCCACTTATTGAATAGAACGGTCATTGCAATATTCCTAACTTTGTTTCTAATAGATTTGTCACTGAGTCTTCCGAAGGAATCGAGTTTACATATTCTGCCATCTGAGTAACGGAAAGTTCGTATCTGTCTATCATAGACATTTCTTCCACACCTGCTGCTAGATGCGACCACGATGAGCCGATACTAGAAGTAATCTTCCAATCGCTTACTACTGGTGTCCCAGAGTTCATTGATTGCACCCATCGTGTACTCCAAGAAAGACTGCCATCGTTGTTTGGACTAATTAAAGCACCAAACGAAGATGCAATCATTCTACTAACCGCATCATCGTCAGAAGACTTTCTTGTTTTCATCAAAAGGTGTGGAAACCGCAAAGACGATATAGTCGAAGCAGCCCACTTTGTACTCTTTGTGTCCACGACCCAGTTATTTGTCACTGCAGCAGTAGGCATCGGCACGCGCTTAGAAATGTAGTGAGAGTCAACGCAGACTCCGGTGACAGATTCCTTCGCACCTTGCGGTAGTTTAGATGCAATAGTTTCAAGATCTGTCCACGGCATTTGCGGATACAGAGTTTCAGGCCACCTGTCTTCTGCCATACGATCAACTGCATTCAATATCTTTGAGTACGCCTTTGCATTAAGCACTGCGGCTTCGTACTGTTTTCTAGCGTAGTAAAACTCGCTAAATAATCTTTTTTGATCTTTTCTAACAGCACGTAAGTTTGAAGTAATTGAACCGGGGCTTGGAGTATCGACAATAAACTTGAGTCTGTCGTCTCCCCAAAGCGTATCGATCATACTAAGAACGCCATACGGCTTATTTGCAGTTATGCTAAGCACAGGCGCCACACCAAGAAGAATTACGTCATATTCATCGACGTGTTTCTTACTCATCTCAATAGTAAGATCTAGCCAGTCAACTCTGTGGCCGTTTTTCTCAAGAATCTTTTCAATTGCTCCAGAAAAAAACAATGACTTTGAGTTTAACCGACGCGACGACTGCGGAGACGTCATTCCAGTTATTAGTATTTTCGCCACTAGCGAGTTCCGTCAGGGTTAATCTTTAAACCTTTATCCTCAACAAGTGCACGATTTACAATGCGGTTGCAGTGCTCGACGAATGAGCTATACGCTGGCATGTGAGGACGAAGTGCATCACCCTGCGCCTTCGCTGCTTCAGCAAGTTCAGCATCGCTCATTGCTTCGACTTCTTTAATCGTAACTTTGTAAGGCTTACCTAGTGGGTTGCCTTCGCCTTTATCTGTTACAAGAATAGATCCAACCTTAGCCGCATACATAAACCGGCTCCTCCACCATCCAGAACCCGCGTGCGGATACGGAGGAGAAAGAATGCCCCAGTAATCATTATAGAAAGCAAGAACGTCTGCTTCGGTGTCAAGACGTTGTCCACCAAATTTTTTGATTAACTTACGGCTGCCAATAATTTCAACAGGCCATTCTGGCTTTTTACGCTCAAGCCAGGTATCGTGCGGCATTAGCGCGCCGAGCACCCACTTACGTTCCTTCAAGCTCGGGTCCTTTGGTTCAGAGGTTGCAAGAATGTCGTAGATAGTAGAGCTTGGGTCAAGTGCTTCAATGCCGCTCATTTCTTTTGGCATACGCTTACGAACAAGCGAACGATCTCCAAACGAGTACATTGGGCACGCTGCAATTAGACCGTGAGCCCATCTTTCACTGAGCATCGCCTCTGCAGTGGCGACGAGTTGATTTTCATAAATCTTGATATTTTCATCTGTATCGTTAAAGAAGTATCTGCCGATTCCACATTTATCTGCGGCCTCTGGGTCAGTTTCTCTAATTCTTGCAACTGTTGCTTCAGCCTCTGCGAGACTAAAATACGTAGCAGGCTCGTCTCCTCGTGGGCCCGTTAGCAGATACTTATAAAGAAGCTCTGGGTGATTCTTTAAAGCACGGCATGCGTTAAACACAGAACTAAACTGCCAGTCGTCAAAAAATCCAACAGCAGGTATTCCAGAACTTAAGGCGTACAGCGCGCCCATCGCGCCTTGACGACCATTTAGCGAGTTAAGCGGCGCAAGGTTTACCCAGATAACGTCGTACATAGATAGATCTTCGCCAGGAGTAACTCGTCTCCAGTCGACTTGATGACCACATTCTTCAAGAGCTTTTACAATTGAAGCAGGCACGTCAATCTTTTGGATAGTGCGTCGTTCAGTGTTAATCTGAAGAGCTGTAAATCCAGTCATTAAAATTCTCATGTGTAAGTCTTTCGTAGAAGTTCGGCGTGCCAGAACTATACCTCATAAGGCACAGCTCTGGCACGCCATACTGAACTTTTATTTGATCAGAACGGTGCTGCTGGCGGAGCAGCAACTGGTGTTGCTTCTGCTACAGGAGCCTCTGCGACTGGAGCAGCGGCAGGTGCTGGCGCAGGTGCTGGAGCAGCGGCAGGTGCTGGCGCAGGTGCTGGTGCTGGAGCAGCGGCCGCCACAGGAGCAACCGGAGAAGCAGCAGCGGCAACGCTGTAGTATGCCTTGATCTCGTTCTTCTTCTGACCTTGCCAGGTACGTGAACCCACCTGCGCACGGAATGAACGTCCCTTGAGTGCTTGCTCAATCTGAGCGTTGCTTGGGCTTGTTGCAAAGAAATCTTTGTTAAGACCAAGCGCGTTCATCTTGCGGAAGAAAATTCCGAGCGCCGTTGGGTTATCTGTTGAAACTACCAAGTTGTCCCACACGAGACGCTTGGCATGAGCACCCGTCTGAACTTGTGCCTTGACTGCAAACATTGTCTTTCCAGACTGTGAAACCTTTGCTGTGGCTTCAATGATTGTCAGGTCGTAGTCACCGTCTGGAAGCGGATCGTAGCTACCGACGTCGCCAGCTTCCTTGACGAGGTCACCCCAGTTTAATGAACTCATGATTATTCACCATCTCCTTCTGTTGTTGTTTTGGTTTTTGTTTCTGGCCGTGGGCCAAACACGATGTCAAGCATTCGCTCAACGCCGAGATCTTGTTGTTCTACGATCTTACCGAGACGACCTTGTACTCGTTCGCCAGCCTCGTATTGATTTGTACGTTCAACGTACATACGGCGTGCCTTAAACGGCGGCTGAGTTGGATCGGGGTTCGGAAATTCTTCTACGCTGATTGCGCCAAGAATATCGTAGAAATATGGAGCTTGAATTGCAAGCTGTCCTTGCAGGTACGGGCGGTATCTGCCGTCTTGGCTTTGACGAGCCATAGCTGTAAGAACTACTGCCTCAAGTGGATTTGTCGCGTGCATCGTTAAGTCTCGAAGATCTCTAAGCAGCGCACCCATGTGACGAAGAAGTTCGCCCCACTGCTGCATCTGCATTTGATTCTTTCCAGCAATATTATCGACGCACTTGACCTGAAGCTCAGACACAGAGTCAATAATTAGTGACTTGAACTGATGGCGGCCAAGCTGTAGCCACTGATACGCCTTGAGAACTGTATCGTAGTCTGTAACGTTGACAACGCATGTATCCCATGTGCCGTCAGCCGCTGGCGGCTCCTCGCGCAGTGGATCCCAATACTTAACATTGATAGGCAAGAAACGGTGTCCGCCTTCAACGTCGAGCATGAGACGTGGGTATGGTGCTGTGACGGCGAAGGTTGATTTACCAACCTTTGACTCGCCATAGACCATGATAGTTAGTGAACGCTGTACTTCTGACATGTCATTCATTTCCTTTCATCTCTGTTGTTTTGTAGTATGCATATGGATCATCGACCACATACAATTCACTGATTGCTTGTTCGGCGGCGCTTCCGTCGTCGAACAGTGGGCAAACGGCGAAGAATTGGCATTTCCACTTACAGTCACGACTTGGACGTGGATATGCTACGAAGTTTACGTCGGCGCCTTCATCGAGCGCCTTGCGAGTGTTCATCATGTCACCGACAGCGCCGTGCAGACGATTCCAAAAAGATCTAAGTGCAAACTGATTATGACGTACTTCCATCTGCTCATAGAACGGTGGCTTTGCATTTGCTGTGCGCTTTACCTTCTTGAGCATTGTAAAGATTCCGCCTTCACAGCGCTCACCTTCTTTATTTTGCGCTGCTTCCAAAATCATGTACGTAAGAATCTGCTCGTTCATGTGGGCAAGACTTGCAAACTCAGTGAATGAACCGCCGACTGTTTTGAAGTCACGAAACATGCGCACTCCGTCGCCTTTGCGACGAACTCGCATATCAAGTTTACCTTGAAGTTCAACCGCACCGTCAAACATTGGCATTGAAATGATTTCTTCAGTCGAGATCATCTCGAGCTCGGCATCAATTCCATTTTCATTAACCCACTCAAGATAGCCTTCAAGCATGATACGACCAAGTTCTGCTTCGCTATCGAGATCAACTGTGTCGCGAAATTGTTCAACAAGCGTCTGCTTGTCTTGCGCAACTAACTGAGCATGTGCCTCAAGCAGTGGAATGTCTTTTGAGTAGTACATGTCCAATGCTTCGTGAATACGAGAACCCAAGGCAAGCGCGCCTGTGAAGTTCTGGGTGTTTGGTTGCAATCTACGGTAGTAGCTTAGCCACCACTTACGCCTGCAGTCCTTAAACGTCTGAATTTCAGAGTTCGAGATCTTTACTGGGCCTCGCGGTGAGAGTTCTACTGGAGTAATGTCTGTCACAATGTCTCTTTACTGTCTTGTAGCATCTTCAAAAGTTGATGCTTGTCTTTTACGATATTTTCAAAGTTGTCGGCCTTGGTGTCAAGGACATCGATGACGCGTTCTTCAATCGTTCCTTCTGTAACATAATCCATGATGACCACGGAATCGTGAATCTCTGAACCAATACGATGAACTCTGTCCAACGCTTGCTTATAGTCAACCAGCGACCACGGGCGCTGAAGCATGACCAATCGTCGCGCGGCTGTAAGTGTAATCCCAACGCCACCTGCTTGGGCAGTAAACAAAATCCATTTGATTCTGCCAGATTGAAAATCATCAACCGCTTTCTGGCGTTCGTCTTCGTTCTGCGCGCCTGTAATTAAGCCATGCGGAATCTTTGCGTCTGTCAGCGCCTTGCTAAGAAGCTCAATAAGCTGACGAGACACCGCGCAGACCGCAACTGAGTCGTCACCGAAGTCACCGTTTTTGATGTCGTCCATCAATGCGTCTACCTTGCACGAAGGTTCCGTAAGAACCGTGCGCATTTCACCTGTAATTTCATCAATATTGATTTCAGCGTATGAGCTGGCAAACTGAAGAAGACGCGTTGTTTGAGTAAGAGCACTTGGTGCTACTACAGCTCCGCCGTCCTCAAGTTCAGCAATCATCACCTCGAGCATTTGCTTGTAGGCTTTCTTTTGCTTGGTAGACATCTCAACGTCGCGCCGTTCCTTAAGCACAGGAGGCAGCCACGGCAATACTCGCGCCTTGAGCATACGACGCATTCTCGGATTGATAGTTGCGTAAAACTCATCGTTCATGTGCGGCTTTACACCGATAACCATCATTCCACCAAATGCATTTAGCATAGTGTCAATCATGCGATCAATCCACCGTGTCTTGCTTGGCCATTCTTCTGGTGACAACCAGTGAAGGATCGACCATAGGTCAAGAACATTGTTTGCGATTGGAGTACCCGTCAATGCAAAACGAATGTCAGCGTCGCCTGTAGCGGCCCACAGCGCTCGTGTTTGCTTTGACTTAGGTTCCTTAGAGCGGTGAATTTCGTCGGCAACTACTGCCTTGAAATCAATCTCGTTTAGTTCGCGCTGATGGACCTCGCAGCGATTGTACGTCACGCTTTCGTCGTGACCGCCACAGTCAGGGCATCGAGCTAACGCAATAGAACCGTATGACGCAAGCTTTGAGTGACCGCGCAATGATTCCCAGTTAATGACATATACGTCAGCTTCTGTCTCGAACTGTTTACGGCGTTGACCAGCGGAACCCTTGATGACTTGAACCTTTACTGACGGCCACCACATCTTGAACTCGCGTTCCCAGTTCTTCTTGAGAGTGTTTGGGCACACAACTAAAGCTGGAAAAACCTCTTCCGTTTCAGACAGTTTCTTCAGCGCGCGGATAGTTTGAGCTGTCTTGCCAAGACCAGGCTCGTCGGCAAGCAGTGCGCGACGCGCTGTAGAAAGAAATGCAACGCCGGCGCGTTGATGTGGAAACAGATCTTCATCGCCATCGTGTGTGTCGAGATCTCGTAACAAGTTTGCTGGATCAACTCGAGTGGCGCGTTCGTTTGCTGCCCATGATGACAGCTTTTCTCCAATAATTAGATCGTCCTTAAATACGGACCTAAGAGCCAAGCATGAAGCCCAGCTAACTGGTAATCTCCACACCTGATCCTTGGCGTTCCATGACGCGCCTGGGATACTTTTGCATAGTTCCTTATAACGCCATTCCGTTTCAATTCGGATATGCTCGCCTGTCTCGTTGAGCTCTACGTTTACGGGCACTTTAACCTCTTGTTGTCGTTTTGTTATGTGTCACTATATCATATACTAAGCGAAAATCTGCACTCTATGCAAAATTTGTCTTAGTATCTTTTAAATGTTCTATTGTAGGAGCCTCAGAGGCGTCCATCCATTCTTTGCAAGATATAAAAGCCCGTGTCTAATCGCGTCAATCGCATGGCCTTCTCCACCTTTATACCAAT